CATGTAGATCACTCGACGTGTACTATACTAAAGCCGAGAATCGAGTCGTAACGGAATGAACGCCATCCCTTATTTTCGAGATCCCATACAGCGAGTACATCTGGATTTGGAGTCTTTTGTTGTTTAAAAGCTTTTTCAAGATCAGTCTGTTCCGGAAGTTGTGTCGGAGACAGAGTGCAACGAAGAACTCGTTCTGTGCCATCCTTCTTTACGAAGGTAACATTTGCGATTCCAGTTTGAAGAATACCTTTGAGGTATTCATTCCGCCAAGAAGCTTCGTTCTGGTCTGTCGTACCATTCAATGAGTTTGTCATAACCACCTACCTTTTCTGTGTCAATAATAATAAAAGGAACTGTTCTTACATCTGGAAAGTTTTCCATAAACTCTTCGCGTGTAAGATCTTTTCCTATCTTCTTCTCTATATACTGTTGTCCTTTATTTGTAAACAAGTTTTTTGCTTGTGTACAATAAGGGCAATTTTCTTTCGTATAGATCAATACATTCTTAACCATCGTTTGTTACTTTGCTGTAAATACCGGTTGAACGATTTTTTGGATTGCCCCAAACGGCATTTGCTTTGACTTTCATCAAGCGACACTTTGTGCTTGGACCAGGAACAGTAATCCATGGATTCTGTCCTTTGCGCCACGCTTCGAGTTTATTATAAGCAACTTCTCCTTCACTTCGCGCTTGACGAACTTCTTTTACGCCGGCGACGATATTACGACGCTGTCCTTTCGAAGTAACTGTCTTACGTGTTCTCTTTTTACCCATTATAATACCTCATTTTTATTGTTCATATACTATTATATAACACGTTTCTCAATTAATGTACACAGTTCATGTTCTCTGTCGATATACTTATATTCGACTTGAGTAGGATCCCATTCTTTCATGGCTTCGAAGACATCATTAGTATTCAAAGCGCTGCACGTGTATACATCGAGTTGAGCAAGCGCAGGTTCACACTCATCCCAAACATGTAGAGCGATATGACTCGTCTCAATAATAGTCACGGCAGTCAAACCACGGTTACCAACCATATCAGAATACACCGCATATGGTCCCATTAAAATTTTCATATCAATTTGATTGACGAGCTTTTTCATCCACGTTTCAATGGCTTCTGTGCATTGTGGAGGATTCTTGAGCTCTGCTCTTACAATCAAATGCTTATGTTCGAGTACCTTACCCACCTCATAAATTCTCCTGTTCAGGGTTGAAAAGTAAAGCCTTTACGTGGCTTGCTTGAATTTTACAAGACACCCAAGTATTATAATACTGAGGATCTAAAATGGCATCGTTATCAAATATATATTTCGTTTCAAAGTAATTACATTCTCCGCGACCCTTACAGAGTCTTAAGATCGTTCTACGAAAGTTATCTTTTCCGTAGAGATCAATATCTTCTTTGAGGGAAGTCGAAGATCCGTAGTAGTCTCGCCAATCGGACTCTACGCGGAGCTTCTTTCGTTTGCCTTTGACAGTTTTGTATCCGGCCTTAGTCAGATACTTGCGACCAATATATTTTCGGCCGTTGATTAAGTTTTCAATAACATATATGAAACCATAATAATCTTCGACATCAATAAATTCTTTGTCTTCGTATAACCACATAGATCACATTCCATTAGGAGAAAGATCTATTTATTCTTCATATTCTTCGTCGAATGGATCTTCAAGATCAAGCTCTGCGGAACAGTATGGGCAATATTCAGGTAGAGTTGTACTCTCAGTAATTATTTTAAATTCTTCGTCACACGAAGGGCAAGTAATCCAATCCATTATAACGTAAATCCTTTGAACGTGTTTTCATCAACATCTTTTTTCACTCCACCAATCACATAGCTAGTAATTTCTGTTTCTTGCGGGGCAACTTGAACATCAGAACCTGAAATCCACTTCTGTGTCCATGGCAAAGGATTCGCTCCAGGTTTGCCATTCAAGCCGATAGCACCCATTCGTTTTGCAGCAATATGGTCGACATAATTACAAAGAAGTTCTTCATTCAGACCAATCATAGAACCATTCTGGAAAAGGTAAGATGCCCAACTTTTCTCTTGGTCGACCACGCGATAAAACATGCCGATACACTCATCTCGTGTCTCTTCTTGTATGCGAGCAAAGTCTGGATCCTCTTTCGGTAGAATTTTGAGGAGCTGTTGTGTCGAGGCAAGGTGAACGTTCTCGTCCCGCGCGATGAGCTTGATGATCTTGGCGTTACCCTCCATTTTCTTAACTTCGGCGAAAGCCCAGCTACACGCAAACGAGACATAGAACCTTACTCCTTCTAAAGCATTCACAGCATTCAGACAAAGCCATAAGGCTTTCTTATGGTCGTAATGTGCAACATCACCATTCCATCTGACATTAAAACTAATTAAGTTATCATAGTATTTGCTAATATCATAAGCACAGTCTGCTATCTCTTGAATGTCGAGCATCTCGTCAAATACCCTTGACGGATCTGAATAAACGTTTCGAATGATATGAGTGTAGGATCGACTATGAATCGTTTCGGAAAATGTCCATGTTTGGATCCAGGTTTCGAGTTCGGGGAGCGAACAAATTGGTAGAAACGCCAAGCTAGGCGCACGTCCTTGAACAGAGTCAAGAAGAATCTGTCTTTTGAGATTGCTTGTGAAGATGTGCTTTTCATGGTCGGTTAACCCTTTAAAGTCTTTACCGTCTCTTGACAGATCAACTTCTTCTGGTCTCCAAAAGAATCCAAGTTGCTTATCTGTCAGCTTCTCGAAGATGTTATAACGTTGCTTATCGTAACGAGCAATGTTTACTTGTTTTCCGAAGAAACAATTCTGTTCTGTAGCATCAAACATTTCGTTTGAAAAAACGGTCATTCAACTCTCCAAGTACTGGTGTTTAGTTTAATATCTTTCGGCCAATCGCCTTCGGTATATGATTTATCATGGAATCGAAGTTCATTGGTAGGCATAATAGTTAGTCTGCCATTATCTAATTGAATAAACATAAATTCCTTCGATTGAGAAGGATCTTGTGAATATCCATCATGCATTGGAACCACTGTAAAAAGATAACGACCAAAAAGGCCGCTCTTTCGAATTTCTGCTTGTTGGCTATGTAGATAACTATATATTAAAACAGAAAACTGATCGCCATAGCAATCCCATATCTGTGTATCTTCAAGATGCCAAGTTTTCTCAGGATTTGGAGAAAATGCCAAGGCATGAGGAGGAACTCCACGCCAAACTGCTCCACATTCCAACATGACATGACAACCCCAAGAATGTCCAGCTTTGGCATGAAGTGCAAACCATACACACGGTTCGAACGTATTTGGTTTGGCATCTTTACGAATGAACGAAGAATCTACCCAACAATAGATATGATGAGGTATATTTCCCGATCCCGTATATAGCATTAAAAGTCCTTCGGTTCGAGCCACTCAATTTGGTTTTGAGGAACAGTTCGCGTTTGAATTTCACCTGTTTTGGTGTCTTCAATCGTAAGTTTTACAGCAGTCGAGTTTGGATTTGTTTCATGCTTATGAACAAACCAAATTTTGCTAAGATCGTCCCACATATCGTTATCTATTTTAATATACTGCATTTGCTACTTTCTGTACACCACTTTATTTTATAGTATGAGTTTTTTTATGTTTAAGCGATTTTTTTAAAGCTTGAAACCAAAGTTTCTTTTCAGTTTGAGTATCTTTTTTGAGTATCGCTTCATACATTTTTAAAATTAATTTTTTTATTTTCATTTTTAATTTCCTGCCATGTTACGATTTCCCACCTGCCATCTCGATGTTCGACAAGTGCAGTACATGATTCTACCCAATCGCCATCGTTCATATACATGCTGCCATCGATATCTTTGATTTCTGCATTGTGTATATGACCGCAAATTACTCCATCATATCCTTTTCTTTTAGCATATGCAGTAACATTTTTTTCAAACTGAAACATAAAGTCGATGGCTCTCTTGACTTTATACTTTAACCACTTACTTAGAGACCAATAGCCAAATCCAAGTCTATGGCGAATCCAATTAAACCGACTATTTAAATTAAGTACAAAATCATATGCTCTGTCGCCAAGAAAACTTAACCAAGGTGCAAGACGAGTAATGCCATCAAAAAGATCACCATGAACAACCATGTATTTTTTACCATCAACACCTTCATGGCATATCTGATTACATATTTCAATCTTACCAAAACTTACACCATACGGAATCATCGGGCGAAGAAATTCATCGTGATTGCCGGCAACATAGACTACACGAGTACCGTGTTTAGCAAATCCTAAAATTCTTCTGACTACATTGGTATGTGACTGTTTCCATTTTAAACGATTTTGTTGTATTTTCCATGCATCAATGATATCACCAACCAAATATAAAGTATCACACGTGTTGTGCTTAAGAAAGTTATTCAAAAGATCGGCTTTGCAATCTTTTGTTCCTAAGTGAACATCACTAATGAAGATAGTTTTATATTTCATATTTTACAAGAATCACAATCCTCGTCTTCGAGTTGACCTTGTGCGAGTGGTTTAAGTTCTTCCATCTCACCAGCTCCGTCAAAGGTGTTGAAGTAGTAGAGTGTCTTACCGCCATACTTGTAGTGCATCAGAATATGTTTGATCATCTCAGACATTGGAATCTTTTCATCTTCGTAATGACGAGGATTATAAGAAGTATTGACTGAGATTGCTTGATCGATAAATTTCTGTAGGACTGCCATAATCTTCAGATAACCTTCTGGAGACTTTTGATCCCATAGTAACTCATATTTATTCTTTAATCTTTTTAACTCAGGAACAACTTGCTTGAGTACACCATCTTTTGATTGCTTGATCGAGATGAGTGCACGTGGTGGTTCAATACCGTTGGTTGAGTTACTGATCTGAGCAGAAGTCTCGGCTGGCATGAGAGCCATCAGAGTCGAGTTACGAATACCAGATGATAATGCTCGACTTGCAAGTATACTCCATGGCATCTTATAGTTTGGCTCTACAAGTTCATCAACTTCTTTCTTATATGTATCGATTGGCATAGTACCATACGCATACTTTGTTTGATGATCAAGAGGGCAAGAACCTACTTCTTCAGCAAGATCGACAGAGGCTTTAATAAGATAGTAACTCCATGCTTCAGCATACTCATGGACCAGATCAAGGTTTGGATGAGAATAATTAGTGTCGTTGCGAGCCAACCAATAAGCAAAATTAATGATGCCAATACCCAAAGGCCGGCGATTCCGAGTACCAATAGCAGCGGCTCGAACAGGATAGTCCTGATAATCCAGTAAGGCATCCAAAGCGCGTACTGCAAGGGTGCATGGCTTTTCGAAATCTGCTGGTTTCTTAATCTTTCCCCAATTGATTGCTGCAAGCGTGCAAAGGCTGATTTCGCCTGACTCATCGTGAATATCCTTTAATGGTGTAGTTGGTAATGTAATCTCACAACAAAGATTGCTCATCTTAATTGGTGCTGCTTGAGTAAACGAACCATGCTCATTGCAATGGTCGACGTTCATCAGATAGATTCGTCCGGTATCTTTTCGCTCGGTAACGAAGGTTGAGAAGAGATCAATCGCAGAGATGGTTTTCTTTCTAACCTTACTACGTTCGTACTTTTCATAGAGTTCTTTAAAGTCTTCAGTGCTTTTATAAAAGGCTTCATAGAGGTCCGGGACATCACTAGGCGAGAAGAGGGTGATATTACCTCCAGATAAAAGTCTTTCATACATTACCTTGTTAAATTGTACGCCATAATCAAGATGACGAATTCGATTGTCTTCTGTGCCCTTGTTATTCTTTAGGACAAGAATATCTTCCACTTCGTAATGCCAAAGGGGGTAATAGAGAGTCGCTGCTCCACCGCGGACACCACCTTGGCTACAAGATTTAACAGCCGATTGGAAATGCTTATAAAAAGGAATAACACCAGTGTGAGAAGCATCACCATTACGTATAGGAGATCCAATAGCCCTAATAGAACCGCCGCCAATACCAATTCCGGCCTTTTGTGAAACGTACTTAACAATCGCAGAAGCTGTTGCATTTATGGAATCCAGTGAGTCGTCAGTTTCGATAAGTACGCACGAACTAAACTGATGTTGAGGTGAGCGCACTCCTGCCATAATAGGAGTAGGAAGACTAATGTCAAATTTACTGATAGCATCATAAAGGTCCTTTACCCATTTCATTCGATCTGTTTTGTAATTTTGGAAGAGAGTCATGGCAATCAACATGAATGCCATCTGAGGCGTTTCGTAGAATTTGTTGGTGACACGGTTGCGGATCAGATACTTACCGCGGAACTGTTCCATGGCAGCATAGGTTAGCAGGTTATCACGGTCGTGGTCGATGTATTCTGCTAATTCAAACCACTCTGCATCGTCATATACATCAGCCAATGATTCATCATAATAGCCTTCTTCGACTACATTAGCAAAATGTTGACATAAAGAGATAGGCTCATACTGCCCATATACTTGTTTACGAAGATTATAGTTGATCAGACGACCAGCAACATACTGATAGTTCGGTTCGTCTTCTGTAATGAGTTCAGCAGCTGCCTTGATCAGAGTCTCTTGAATATCAGAAGACTTAATCTTATCATAAAATTGAATATGAGTTTTGATTTCAAGATCTGAAACAGAAACGCCGCTTAAACCTTCACACGCATGCAGCGCTACTTTATGGAACTTATTAATATTTAAAGCTTCTTTTGATCCATCACGTTTCGTTACAAGTATCATCATTTTCTTTCTTTTTAAGGATCCAAGAGTTAGTTTCTCCATACGACCACACTAATTCTGTGTCTTCGCCCCAATGTAATGTCTTTAAGAGTTCATATGGTAGTTCTATATATAACTCACCATCTTCAGTTTCTTTTACTACGGTACTATGTTTCATGGTAACTTCCTCTCAAACTCTGCTTGTGCAGCCATACTATCCAAAGCAGCTTTCACATCAGGAAAGTGCTGACAAATTATTTCCCAGCATTGCTCGGCAACAATGCGATGTTCTTTCTGAGTCGCACGATCCATACGCAACTGGCAGTAATGCACCCATGAACGGAGCGAACCAGCCATGATGATAGTCGATTCTGTCAATCCTTCTGGAAGCAATGCTCGTGCTTGTTCTTTTGCCATGCCAAGTTTAATTGCAGTGTTATACTCTTTCTTTGCATGATAGATCATACGGCGCTGTATATGTTCCCATTCAGTATTAACTGTTTTATCATCTACTTCAATTGAGTTCTGTCGATTCTTGGCGTCTTGTAGTCGTGCTTCTCGAGTGCCGAGTCCAAGTTCTTGAGTCGGGTCTGCATATCTCTGTGAAAATTCTTGGAAGGAAAAGGATCGATGGCGAAGTATTTGCCGAGCGATGTCACGAGTTGTTTTAATTTCCATTGATACATGTACCATCTCCAGTGGTGACCAGTGTTGATTGCGAATAAGATATTGAACCAGTTTCGGTGCTGTTGCTGCGTTATTTTGATTCGATGGGTTGGATACTCTTGCTGCCCATGCAACCAATTCATTTGCTGTATTACATTCTGTATAGGCACTCGGTTTCGTCAGACCGATTAAATTTACTTCACTCATTTTTTACCCTTTATGTGTGCTTCACAATACCGCTTACCATTCGTGGCTTTATCACCAAGAAGAGTAACAATCCAAATATTGCCACTCGCCGTTTTCATTTCATATTCATCTATCTTCGCGATTGGTTCACGCATTATTAATCCTTATGATTACACATTTCATCACTTACTTTTGTCTTGAATACGTTTGGAAATAAACCATGAATAAACAGTATTGCTCCCCAGCGCCATGATCTCAACATGTGCTTAAAATAACTTATGTTATTATCACTCAGATGAGACATCGAACGTTTTCACCTTTTGGAACTGTGGAAGATTTATATATCCATTCGCCTTCAGATCATTGACTCTACCAAGAGCATCGTAGTACTCGACGTACTGACCATCATTGTACCACCAGAAGTAATCCCATGGAGCCCACAATCGAGCAGCGCGTTGATACTCGACAAGCCATTGCTTTCCAACTCGAAAGATTCGAAGCTTCCGAATAGAGATCTGCTCGTACTCGACTCCAAACTCGTTATCTACTAACTCAGTCATATCCGTTTCCTAATAGTTTAAATACGTGAGGATCAAAATACAAAGGACCCCAGTTATCTTCGCCTTGTTCACATGACATCACCTGAACATAATCATAATAGAAATCTTCACCACGAAGATCGATGATTAGTTCTACGGCAGTCTGAACCATGTTAGCATTATAAACTACCCATGTAAGCATTTGCTCTGGAAGATTCTGTATAGCCTCAACGGTCTTTTCGCCATATCGCGAAATGTAGTTTTGCAGTTGGTCCTGAGTAATTACATTCATCTAAAACACCCTTAATATATTCTGACGTGTAGCCAGCTAAAATCATATCATTGACATCTTTATGTTGGATGTCTGATGGCCATATGACTACACGATAACCAGCATCAATGGCCTTCTGCATTCTTTTGATTGTATCTGAATGTCTTGGCTCATTATCAAATACTACCACAATTTTCTCTTTAAGTAAACCGGTTTGTTCGATTTGTGCAGAAAGATCTCCACCAGCCGCCGCCATGGCATTCGGCAAGAACATCGAATCGATCGGTCCCTCTAATAGATATATATCTTTGGACTCATCGATCGTATCGAGTCCAAATACTTTTGGTTTGCTTTCGTCGAGCATGATCGTAATATATCGAACACCATCTTTTCGAAACGATCTGCCTTGAAAACCGAAGAGATTCTTTTCTTGATCAAGGAATGGTATGATCAGACGAGGTTCGTCTTTCTCACCGATCTTCATTTTATCAGGAAGCATACTATTTACCCACGCGCCAAATTTTGGAGCATAGAATAACTTGTAATGTAGATGGGATGGAATCTGTCGACTGTTAATGTATTTTTTAACAGGATGGTCAGGATCTAACTGACTTACTTTCTTGAGTTTCGAGAGAGCCGTGGTCTTGACAAAGACTGGAGGTTTCATCTTCTCTGCAAAAGTCTCGACGTCTTTTTGATTACCGGATTCTTTGATCTGTTCTTTGACATATTCGAGATAGAGAGTCGGATCGATCTCTTTCATGAAATACTTAAACTGCATGCTCGCGCTACAGTTATGACAATAAAAGCGAATCTTACCTCCTCTTTCGAGAAGATGCCCACGAGACTTACGACGATCCTTTTGAGAGTCGCCGCAGATCGGGCAACGGAACCGATAGACATTGCTATTGATTCTCTGAAATCTTTCTAATCTTCCTGAGAGAAGACTAATGTATTTGTGTTCTATCCAAAGCATAACAACTCCAATCTGTTAACTTCATTATACACAGATTGTCATTATTGTACATGTTTATTTTAGCTAAATTAGCCTATATTAAATATAGATGCCCACGGAACGAGAGTTATAATGCCACCCACAATAGCAGAACCACCGATGACTGCCCACATCCATTTTTCCATAGTAGTGATGCGATCACTCAGAGTATTATGCTGAATAGTCGACTCTGCTCTCATCTCTTTAATTTCTTTCATCAATTCATCGTACTGATCATCGATATTATCTTTCAACTCGCGTTCACCAGAAGAGATGCGCTCATGTAAGATTTGAATCTTATCGTCTGTTTCCACTCTACGCGCTTCCACTAAATCTGATAGTTGTTTACTTATAATTTCTTGAGAAGTTAGCTTAGTTTCGTGAACAGCAAGAAGATTTGATACGATGCTTGAAATATCAGTCAGCTTATCAATGGTGGTATCCAAACGGCCAACAAGCGTATTGACGACTGCCATATCTCTACTCAGATACGATACATCTTCAACTAGCTTGTTGACGTTTGGAGTTGCCATTATTCTGTTGGTTCTGTGCTAGCTTTAAGTGCAAGAGCTGCACCGCCGGCGGCAAGTACTGCACCAAGACCGATACCCCATGTTGATGCATCGAATGTTGCTCCGCGATAGATGTCATAGATCGACAGACCAAAGAAGATGATTACTCCTTTGGCCCACAGAATTCTACCAAGATCAAGTGTCTTATTATCTTTTCCAGTGAATGTCTGAAAAATGAGATCTTTTATTTTTTTAAACATTTCTTCGACTCCGTTAGGTTAACGAAATCATAATTTAGAAAGGACCAAAATCCTCGTCGCTGTCTTTGTATTTATCGATAGCAGCCATCATCTTAATTTCATTTTCGGTTTCAATCGATTCGGCTTGTGCGTTAATCACATGAGCTTCTGCAAGAACCTTATGATCAGTCTTACCGAGCTCTTGTGTCTTGACATTTGGATCAAACTCGGCTACTTTCATGCCCATCATTGTAGCAAAAGCACCGACAAAGGCGCCGATGATCATTGAGAATGCTGGACCAATAATCTTAAAGATCTCGTTATTATCGATCATTTCATTTGGCAAAAAGAGGCCAATCAGGAAGATACCGACAACTGCTAACATAATAGATGATAAGACGAGCGTTACCATCTTCATGATAGTCAGCTGAATCTTACCTTTTTCTAGCTCAAGTTGTTCGAAGCTCGTAATTGGTGGTGACGAGAAAAATGACATTAAGCTCATTTCTTTTTTCTAACTTTCTTAATTTTGTCAGCAGCATCGCTCACAGCATTGATAACTTCGTTTGCTTCTTTGGCCGTCTTATCAGCAACCGCTTTTGCAAGCTCAAGATCTTCCGCTGTGATTTTGCCATCTTTATTCAGATCTGCTGTTTTCGTAAACCAAGCGATCAAGCTTTTAATTTTATTCCACATAAGAATCTCCGTTATTTTCTGTTTGATGTTGATGCGAGCTTTCTTGCGACACTTGCAGGAAGCCCGTCTTTTGAAAGATTAAGAAGTCCAAGAGCAGCGATCAACAAGAGTAGACCACGCGTATCATCTTTATTACCACTACTCGCTCTATTGAGAGAGTTAGCAATGATCGTAATGACACTGTCATTCGAATCGTCTTCTACTGGAGCGTCTTTAAACTTTTTCATTTCTTTTTATTCTCTTTTGCCATGGCATCAACGGCCATTTTATTCTCACTTATCCAGCGTTGGAGTTCGACGAGTTGGACCGAGTTTGATTGGCAGATGGCGTAGTTTCTGATGATTCCGATGAGGGCATCAGTGTCTTTAACTGCTGAGGGGGACGCATCAGAACTTCTGGCGGCGTCGGCATCACCGGCACTGGCACTAATGTCGTGCGTGAACACCCAGCCGTTAGACATAACAGACTGACTAGGAACAGAGTTTTTAGCGGCATCAAGATATACATATTCTTTCTCTCTAATTGTGTTTGTACGATCAACATATTCAGTGACTACCTCAGTAGAAATTGCAGAATTCTTCCTCTCCAATTCCGCAACTTGTTCACTTGCTTTGGCAGCAAACCTTGCCAATTCAGCTTCAGCATAAGCAGATCCTTTCATATACCCGTAAAAGAATACTCCAATGAGCAATGCTCCAATAGCAAGTAGCTTATACGGAAGAGGAATCATGCCTAACATATTATTTTTTCATAAATCGATTGAAAGACATGACGTTTTTCTTTTTCTTATTTACTGGCGGTTCGCCTTGCAAACCCGCTACATTGCCAGCACCTACCGAATTGGTTGCTACTTCTTCAGGTAAACCTTTTTTGCGGCGCATTGCAGCAGTGAAGTGAT